ATTTCTTGCATATCGTCGGTTTTTACTCATTTCGGGGTTGGGCGGTTCAAATGCCTAGGGTCGCGGTGCCGATCGAGCGGCGACGGAAGTTGGGGAATCCGTCGAAGGGGAAACTGCCGGAGCCAAATATTGTTGCTGAGCAGGTCGTGGGGATACCGGAACCGCTCGCGGAGTTGGGTCCGGCGGGTCGTGCGACGTGGGATCGCTTGTGGACGTCGGGCGCCACGTGGATCTCTGGCCGAACGGATCTCGACTGGGTGCAGCTGTTGTGTGAGTGCGTCGATGAGCGGGCCGTGCTGAGGAAGCAAGTGTTCGACGGTAGCGACTGGCGTGATCGTGTGGGGCTGCGGAATCTTGAGGCGGAGATCCGTGTCATGTATTCGATGCTGGGGTTCTCGCCGGTTGATCGGGCCAAGATGGGTGTCGGTGAGGTGCGGTCGGGTTCTGTCCTGGACGAGTTGAGGTTGAAGCGTGAGCGGCGGACGGGGCCGAAGGCGTGACGGTTGCGGGCTGGCCTCCGTCGATTCTCACGTCGGTGTCGGATGTGGAGCGGGCTGCGGGTGACGGGCTGGAGGTCGCGGAGTTCATTGAGGGTCTGTGTGTTCAGGTGAAGGATTCGGTGGGGGGCCGGGCGGGTCATCCGTTGTTGCTGCGGCCGTGGCAGAAGATGCTCCTCGGTGATGTGTTCGCGAGGCGTGCGGATGGCCGGCGGAAGCACCGGACGGCGATCATCGGCATGGCCCGGAAGAACGGGAAGAGTGCCCTCGGGTCGGGTATCGCACTTCACGCGCTCATGCTCGGGTCGAACGGTGGCGAGGTTTACTCCTGCGCGGCGGATCGTGACCAGGCGCGGATCGTGTTCGGTGACGCTAAGAAGATGATCGAGGCGTCGAAGGAACTGTCGGCGATGTGCAAGATTTACCGGGACGCGGTGGAGGTCGTCGCGACTGGCAGCGTGTACCGGGTCCTCTCCTCTGAGGCGTACACGAAGGAAGGACTCTCGCCGACGTGCGTCATCTACGACGAGCTGCACTCCGCACCGAACGGGGACCTGTGGAACGTGATGACGCTCGCGCAGGCGGCACGGGTTGATTCGATCACGATCGCGGTGACGACGGCCGGCGTCCGCACCGATGTCACCGGCAGCGACTCGACCGCGTATCGCCAGTACCTGTATGGGCAGAAGGTCGCGACGGGTGAGGTCGTCGACCCGTCGTTCTTCATGGCGTGGTGGAAGGGCGAGGATACGGCGGATCACCGTGATCCGGAGTCGTGGCTGGCACCGAACCCCGGATACGGGGATATCTGCGACGCGGAGGACTTCGTGTCAGCGGTGAAGCGGACCCCTGAGAATGAGTACCGGATCAAGCGGATGAACTGCTGGGTGAACTCGTCGCACGCGTGGCTACCGGCCGCGACGTGGGAGGGATTGCAGGTTGAGCGTGTCGTCGATCGTTCCATTCCGGTGGTCCTAGGGTTCGACGGCTCATTCTCGGGCGACGCGACGGCATTGATCGGTTGCACCGTGGAGGAAAATCCATACATTTGGGTCATTCAGGTATGGGAGAAGGGGCCGGGCGATCCTGATGATTGGCGTGTACCGATCGCTGAAGTTGAGGCTCGAATCATGTCCGCGTGCGGCGAGCTGGACGTCCTCGAAGTGGCATGCGATCCGTATCGTTGGGCGCGGTCCATGGAGGCGCTCGGTGACGCGGGTGTCCCGATTTCAGAGTATGCGTCGAGCAGTCCTGCGCGAATGGTTCCAGCGAGTGCGAAGTTCTACGACTCGGTGATGTCGGGGACGATGACACATGACGGGGATGCGGTGCTTCGACGGCATATTGGGAACTGTGCAGTGAAGACTGATCGGCTCGGGCCGCGCATCGTGAAGGAGCATCGGCAGTCATCCAGGCGGATTGACGCTGCGGTCGCGGCTGTTATTGCGTTCGATCGGGCTACATCGAGGTCGATTCTTGTGCAAGAATTGGTAGCGCCGGGATATTGGGCGACATGAGGAGGGCATTGGTGGCCGTGATCGTGCAGGGCGCGGGCCTGTTCCTCGTGAATGTGGGCGTGTTCGTGTGGAGTATTCCGGCGGGTTTCGTTGCGCTGGGATTGACGGGCGTCCTGGTCGGCGTCACTTTGGAGCGTATTGATGCTGGGTAGTCTCCTTCGACCGCGTGAGGAACGCGCCGTATCGTTCCAGACGATCTTCGCGTCCGGCGGCAACCTCGCCCGCGAAACGTACGCGGGGACCGTCGTCACCTATGACACGAGCCTGAAGATCGGCACCGTCTACGCGTGCGTGCGTCTCCTGGCGGACACCATCTCAACGCTGCCGGTGGACACGTTCTACCGTGAGGGTGGTGCTCGGCTCGTGTTCCGGCCGAAGCCGATATGGGTCGAGCGTCCCGACATCGGGATGGCTCGGGAAGATTTCCTCCAGCAGGCGATGGTCAGCCTCCTCCTCGACGGGAATGTGTTCATTCGGATCTTCCGGGGCCGATCTGGTGAGGTCACGAGCCTCACGGTGCTCGATCCCACTCGGGTGGAGGTCCGCCGCAATCCGGCGACCCGTGAGGTCGAGTACGGCATCGAGGGCGCGGCCGGTACGGTCCTTACCGCTGCGGAGGTGCTGCACATCACGGAGCTGCGGCGGCCGGGTGCGCTGCGGGGCGTGTCCCGGATCGAGGAAGTGAAGCAGATGCTCGGACTGGCGTCTGCTCTTGAGGAGTTCTCCGCGCGGTTCTTCGGGCAGGGGTCGACGACTCAAGGCTTGATCGAGTGGCCGGGGAATCTGACGAAGGAGCAGGCGAAGGATCTCGCCGACGGGTTCGAGGAAGGCCACAAGGGGCTACGTCGAGCGCATCGTCCTGGCGTCCTGTTCGGTGGGGCGAAGTTTGTGAAGACGGGTGTCGACCCGAACGAAGCTCAGATGCTGGAATCGCGACAATTTAGCGTGGAGGAGATCGCCCGGATCTTCCGATGCCCGTTGCATCTTCTCCAGGTCGCGACTCCGGGCGCGATGTCGTACGCATCGGTGGAGCAGAATGCTATCCAGTTCGCGCAGTACACGCTCCGGCCGATCATCTCCAAGTTCGAGACGGCGCTGTCGACGTTGCTGCCGGGGCCGGCGTTCGTCAAGTTCAACCTCGACGCGATCCTGCGGGGCGATATTCAGACGAGGTTCGCTGCGTACTCCACGGGGCAGCTCTCCGGTTTTTTGAGCATAGACGACATCCGCCGATTAGAAGATTATCCTCCCGTCGATGGCGGAGATCAGTACCGGGTGCCGTTGTCGAACGTCAACCTCGCAGCCGCGAACATCGTCGAAACCGATCGCAAGACACAGATGTTGACGCGGTTGATCATGGCCGGGTTCGATCCTGCGGAGGCGTTGAAGGCTCTTGACATGCCGGCGATCGCTCACACGGGGATTCCGGTGACGTCGCTCCAGTCGGTTGCGTCGATCAATCCGGTTGATCCGGCGAGCGTGTATCCGTGAGCGGGCCTCATGCCGTACTTTATTTCTGACGCGACGGACTGCCCTTCGTGGGCGGTCGTGAAGGCTGACGGTGAGGTCATCGCCTGCCACGACTCGAAGCAGGGCGCGGTCGACCAGATGGTCGCGTTGTCCCTCGCGGAAGACATGGAGCCGGGTGGCGAGCTGCGTGCGCCAGCATCCCCGAGCGATCAGATCACCGGGAAGCGGATCACGGGCGAGATTCCCGCCTACATTCGGGACGCTGCGAGCCGTGGCGTCGAACTGTTCGAGGCTGGCGACGCGGGTGACGGGGTCACGGCCGGCACTGTGCGGGATGCCCGGTTGATGGCTGACGGTCAGATCAGTGACGACAAGGTGCTGCGGTCGAGTGCGTGGGCGGCACGTCATGAGGTCGATCTGGACGCTCCGCAGAATAATGATGCAGGTGACGACAACTTCCCGGGACCCGGCGCGGTGGCACATTATTTGTGGGGCATTAATCCTGTTGATCCTGCTCCGGCTCGTGCATGGTTCGACCGGCAAGCGGCAATGATTCGAGAGGGTGACATGGCTGGTAAGAGGATCGTCGGCGGGGAACCGATCATTATTTGCGACATCGACGGGACCATCCTCAACGGGGACACCCCGATCGCCGAGACGGTCGCGTTCCTCGACGAGTCACCCGAGGACGTGTACATCGTGACGGGCCGCAGTGAGTCCGACCGGGCATCAACGGAGCGGGCGCTCGCGGCGGCGGGTGTCGACTACGAGGAACTAATCATGAACCCGGGGTCGACGTCGGACACCCTGAACTTCAAGCGCGAGACGGCGCAGCGGCTGCTGGAGGAGTACGACGTCGTCCTCGCGATCGAGAACAATGCGTCAATGCGCCGGATGTATCGGGCGCTCGGGATTACAGCGGTCAACGTCGGCGAACTTCCGCCGGCCACGAGGAAGGCGACAACAGTCATGGAGACACGCGCACACTTCGTCGACGACATGGAAATCAGGGCCGTCGGCGACAAGATGACGTTCAAGGGGTACGCGGCCGTGTTCAACTCGGACTCGGAGCCGCTGCCATTCATCGAGCAGATCCAACCAGGCGCATTTTCCCGCACCTTGAAGAGCCGGAATAACATCCGCATGTACGTCAACCACAACGATTCTCAGCTCCTCGCGTCGACACGCTCGGGAACGCTGCGGTTGCAGGAAGACTCGAAGGGTCTCCTCGCCGAGGCGGATCTGCCGATGACGACCGACGGCCGGAACATGTCGATCCTTCTTGAGCAGCGGATCGTCGACTCGATGTCGTTCGGGTTCTCCGTGCCACGCGGTGGCGACACGTGGTCGGCGGATGGTTCACGTCGCACCCTCACCGAGGTCCGGTTGCACGAGGTGTCAGTGGTGACGGGCCAGCCGGCCTACGCGGCGACGACCGCATCGGTGC